CGCTTCCTACCAGGCCCTCTAAAAAAAGTTCTATCATCCCCGATGTTGGCAACGTAGTCTGCAGCATCTTGGTGCTGCCTATCCACGGCTCTCAACTCTCTCAGGGCTTTCTTAACCTTAGCCCCAGCCATCTTTCCGAACACTTTCGCATATGAATACCCTTCATTTTCCATTGTGTTGTAGGCAGTAGCAGCATCATAATCACGTCTGCCATGCCTTTGCATGATGTTATCCAGCCTATCGGCTGCTTCCTCCGGTAGGGCGGCTAGCACTCCATCTCTGGCGTGTTTTTCGTCCTCACGGTCAGCATCTCGTTCGCCGGAATCACCACTACCATATCTGTGTATTCTCTTCGAATTGAAAAAACTTCTAGCCTCTCTGGTGCGCTTCTTTTCTGTGACCTGGGTGCCGGCAGCCTCTCTGCAGGGCCGCGGCAACTTGAACACGCACGCCATCCTGGTGTTGTCTCTAGTTGCTCCAGCACCCAACTGGTGCTTTTCAATCGCGTAGTATGACAAGAGTATGATGCACGAAGCAACCAACACTCCCCTCGAAACTGCGCTCGCAAGTGACATACGAACAGGGTCAAACACCGCAAGTGACCACCCCATCCTCACCACCATCACCCAAAAGAAGGCAGTGATAATAAAGACAAAGGCGTACACAATGGGCTTTCTCTCGGCCAAGGCATAAACAATGAACACTGCAACGTAGCACACTGTCACAACTGCCAAGGCTTTATACCCCTCTATCGTAACGTCAAACAACAGGAAAGCAATACTAACAACCAACAACACCCAAACGGATGCTCCCAGCACGGCGTGCACAACTGTAAGCCACACTGGCTTTTCATACACAATTCCTGGCATGGTATTGACTCCTCTTGAATAGGCTGTAACGTTCGCCACCTTATTCACCACCTTTATGGTTGCGGAAATAGAGGGATTGGAGTGGATACACCAAGCCCTTATCGCAACAACAATTACTGACAGCAAAAAGATGACTCCTGCCACGCAGATGTACAACTTTTGCCGAGAATAGTACTCTTCATTCATCTTGACGAACTCTTTTATCTTGTCCTCACCTTCGGAAGTGTTATTCCCATAGGCAAGTGGAAGATATTTCGAACAACTGCTAATGTGGGAAAAGCCAAAAAGGTTCTTCACCTTAGCCCCCAACCTCACAGCAGTTGCGTTCATCGCATACTCGCTGTCATCGACAGCATCTGCGTACTTTTCATTCTGGGCATTCATCTCTTCACAATAGTCAACGAACTCCTTATCCGCTACTGACGCGTAATAATCATCACACGTGCAATCAAACACGCTGCTGTATTTCTTCGGCGCCATATACGGAATTTTCTTGTCTCCAAAATAGTATCCGGGGTAAATCGCAACCAAATCAAACACCTCTCTGAAGGCCTTCGACAGTTGGGTTGAGTTTCCAATGTCAACGCGCACGCCGTCCCAACAACCGTACCTCTCAGTGTGCCTTTCCCAATTGACCATGATGATAGCGTTAAATCTATCGCCACCACGTGCATTTTCAATATCCTGGGTGAGGCGCACAAGGGTAAACAAAACATGGGCAAACGTTGGTTGCTGCAAAAGCGCTTCCGCTTCAACAACCAGCGCTAGCGCGGTGTTCTCTTTCCTCTCTAACAATCGCTGCTGGAAGTCAAGCATCATTTCAATGGCGTCATCGACGCTATCCTCACTGTTCTTAACTACCACAACGTTCCCACTGTATTTCATTCCTCCAACTGCCGCCCCCACAAGTTTCTCATATTGCTGCTGCGTATCATACGCAACAACTATTGACTTCGACCTGTAGAGGGCACTCATCATGTTATAATTCGTCTCTGCGTTTCCTGGGCAAGGGTAGAATCCTTTCTCGAGTGCGTAATAGTACGAGCTGTCTTTGCGGCCGTTATCGACCATAACGTGACCAACACGAGTCTTGAATCCAACAGCTTTATTTCCTCCGAGAATATCAACTGGTCTGCTCAGCCCGAAAGAGGCGAAGCTTCGGAAAGGGATGAACCTCCCCTCAGCTCCCACCACCATCATGATGAGCATCGTAAGTATCACCTGAGTGAACCCAAACGTGGGAACTCTCGTGCTAACCTCCACTCTCCTGGGGTTAACTGCTTCTCCTCTGTTAATTCTCTCCGACATTTTCTCCTCGACCTCTTCATTCTTCTCTTCGAACATACGCTCTTGGTGCATCGTTGCGTACGTTTCCCACTGTTCAACTGCGTCTTGGTAATCCATTGGGATCTGCCATTCGGGATTCACTCTCCCTCCAACATATGCCTGGGGTTGCATCCAACACTGGACAGTCTCTTTCAACATCACCCTACACGTGGGGTCTTCTCCAACAATTCCGATGTACTCGAAATCATCAGTCCTCCACATATCAATCAATGGCTTGTAAGTAGCCGTGTAGTGTAACACTTCCTCTCCAATCTGTCCACCATCCCGAACGATGCCGCCAAAAGTGGCGAACGGAACTCTCGTGTACTCAGGCTTCTTGCCCACGGGTTCCAACATGGCACCCCCGTCGTACACTCCCTCCAACATGAACCTGTCGCAGCCAACAATGGCAAATCCGGGATGCATCCCGTACTGTCGGTTCAAGGGGGTAAAACTCGCCCCGCTTATGGTGTCACTCTTTCCGTCCTCGTAGTAAAACTGGTCGTCCTCCTCGGCAAAACCTGCCCAGGACGATCCCAGGACGAGCGACATGAATCTGTGCGCCAAGCACTCGTTACTCTCCACAGTATAATATTCGCCAAGCGTCCTCTTGACTTCTTTAAAACTTACGTTCCTCCCATATACGTGATCTCTTGCCCAACCCGTGGGCCAAGGGGCGTTAGTTAGGATGTCGCCATAATCGTATATTCTTCTAGCGAACTTCCCTTTGCGGGTTCCATGGTCTCCAGGAACTCGGGCTCCAACCACACAATCAACAATAAATGTGGTCTTCGGGTCCCAATAACTGTACCCATATCGCGGCACCGCAATCTCATTATCGCGGTTTACTCTACCGAGGTCTTGGGGCGGGCAATTGCCAAGGTACGTGTCCACACTCTCTGCGGCTCTGACCATACTCTGGTATCTGCTCTCCCCCCCAACGGCAAGCGCCATGACTGGGGTCGTTCTCCTCTCCTCCATGAATTGCCAAGCGAAGTTAACCAAATCCTTCTGAGGTACCGAAAACCCACTGGTGTGGGGGGTATTGACAACAACTGACATCTTTGCTTTGACGTTATCTCTGACTAGATCGTTCGTGTTGTTTTCTCAAATTGACTCTTGACAAGAA